GGCCCCCTTTTTGCGTGGTACCAAAGCGCGGATTTTTTTCCGGGGCCCGGCTTGGGGGGTGGTCCGCGTTGCCCAGGACGAAGAAGCCGGCCGGAACCGCGGTCGACCGCCGCAACGGCCGGCGGACCGAGCTGACCGCGCTTCAGGGGGCCCGGCTGGAGCTGCCGGCGCCGCCGCCTGGCGTCGAGTGGTGCGACGACGCCGTGACCGCCTGGGCGCGGTTCTGGGACGACTCGGTCGCGACCGCGCTCACGCCAGCGGACGAGGTCTTGGTCCTGCGCTGGCTGGAGGCCCTGAACAGATACCTGATCCTCGTTCGGCAGGCCGACCAGGCACCACTCGGCACCGGCAGCCAGGGCCAGGACGTGCTCAACCCGCTGTACAAGGCCGCCGAGATGTCGCTGCGGACCGTCGAGGCATGCGAACGGCAGATCGGCATCGGTCCGGCGCATCGGGCCAGCCTCGGGATCGCGCTGCTGACCGAGAAACGGACGCTGGCGAGCATGAACGCCCAGTACGTGGCCCGGGAGGTGAGCCGTGGAGCGGACGAAGACCCTCGGCGCGCCCAGCTCGGCGGGCACGGAGGCTGACAGCTGCGTGGACTGCGGCTGGCGGCCGGCCGCGGACGAGCTGTGGCCGTCCTTCGGCGGCCTGGCGGTCCGCTGGATCGAGGAGAACCTGATTCTGGCCGAGGGCGACTCCTTCGGGAAGCCGTTCCAGCTGCGGCCGGACCAGAAGATGTTCATCTGGCGCTGGTACGAGTACTGTCCGGCCTGCGACAACTGGCGTTACGACGAAGCGCTGCGCGGCGCTGCCCGCGGCGACGGCAAGACCGCCCTGATCGCAGCCTTGGGGGTGCTGGAGTTCGGCGGCCCGCCGCAGCTGGCCCCGGTCAGCCCCAACGTGGTCGTGGCGGCCGCCTCGTGGGAGCAGGCGAACCTGCTGTACGCGGCGGCGTCCACGATGATGGGCGGGCGGGACCAGACGGTCGACATCGCGCCGCTGTGCGGCTTCTTCGAGGTGTACGACGCCGAGACGCGCTTCGCCGACGGCCGCCCCGGGCGGCTGTTCCGCACCGCGACGGTCGGCGCGACCAACCAGGGCGGCCAGCCCACCTTGTTTCTCGCGGACGAGATCCACGAGTTCGGCGACACCGGCGACCGGCGGGCCGTCTTCCACGACGTCGTGACGAAATCCACGTCGAAACGCACCCTTACGTACCGAATTCCGCTGGAATCCGGGGAAGTTCGGGAGGTCCGGCGGGGGCCCGGCCGGGTGATCAGCCTGTCCACGGCCGGCGACGACGTTGACCACTCCTACCTGGGCAAGAAGTTCAAGCGCGGCTTGCGCGAGCAGCACCAGGGCACGCCAACGAAGTTCCTGTTCGACTGGCGCTCCGCCAGGCCGGGCCTGGACTACACCAAGCCGGAGGACCGGGCGATCGCCTGCCGGGACGCCTCCGGCGCCGCGGACGTGATCTGGTCGGTCGACAAGCGGGTCCGGGAGTGGGACAAGGACGAGGTCCGCGCCTCGGACTGGCGCCGCTACTTCGCCAACGAGTGGGTCGACGTCGTGGACGAGTCCTGGCTGGCCGAACACCCGGCCGCCTGGGACGCCTGCCAGGGCACCTGGCACGAGAACCCTGCTGATCCGGTCGTGATGGCCGTCGACATGGCCCTGAAGCACGACTCGGTCGCGGTGGTAGAGGTGCGCACGCTCGCCGACGGGCGCCGCGCGGCGACCGCCCGGATCTGGTACCCGGGCGACGGGAACGTCGACCACGTCGAGGTGTTCGACCACATCCGTCAGCGGGCCGAGGAGCTCGGCGCCGGCTTCCAGGGCCTGGTGTACGACCCGCGGTTCTTCCAGCTGCCCGCCATGCAGCTGGAGGACGAGGGACTGCTGGTCATCGAGATGCCGCAGAGCCCGGAGCGCATGGCGCCGGCCGTCGGCCTGACCTACGACGCGATCCTGTCCGGGGCCCTGGTCCACGACGGCGACCCGGACTTCGGCGCCCAGGTCAAGGCAGCGGTCAAGAGACATGGAGAGAGGGGCTTCACCCTCTCCAAGGGGAAGAGCCGTCGGCACATCGACGCGGCGGTCGCGCTCGCCATGGGCTACTGGACCAGCGCCGAGCTGGACGGACAGACCGACTCACGCGCCTCGGACGCGATCTGGTGACAAGGGGGTGAGCCGATGCGCCGTCACCTCCAGCAGCTGCTCGGCCGCCTGGCCGAGGCCGCCGGTCACGCGGTCCGGATCGGCCGGGTCGGTGCCCGGTACGTACCCGGGTGGGCCGGAGCCGCTCTGGTGTCCTGGGGTGCCGCGCTGGCGTGGCGGCCGGCCGGCCTGATCGTGGCCGGCGCGTTCCTGCTGGCTGCCGACGCACTCATCCCGTCCAACCGGCACCGTGGGGAGGGCTGATGGCGGTCTGGTTCCGCCGGCCGCCCGCGCCGGGCTCGCGCGAGCGCCGCTCGCTGACGTTCGTGGCGCCGCCGATCGGCGCGCACATCCAGGCCGCCGAGGACTACGCGGCCGGCTCGGTCGAGGGCGCGATGCGCCACGCCGTGATCTGGAAGTGCGTGCGCCTGGTCTCCGACGTCGTCTCGTGCATGACGCCGATGGTCTACCGCGGCCAGCCCGGCGTGCCCGGGGCGGTCCGGCTGCCGGCGCCGGAGGTGCTCACGCAGCCGATGGCCAGCGCCGACGTCAATGACTTCATGTACATGGGCATGGCGTCGCTGCTGCTGCGCGGCAACGTCTACGGCGAGATCCTCGACATGGCCAACGGCCTGCCGACTCAGATCGAGCTCCAGCACCCGGACCGGGTCAAGGTGTCCGTCGACAATGACGGCACGGTGACCTACCGGTTCGGCAAGCGGGAGATGAAGCCGCACGAGGTGTGGCACCGGATGGCCTACCGGCTGCCAGGCATGCACCAGGGCCTGTCGCCGATCAGCCACGCCGTTGCCACCGCGCGGCAGAGCTTCGCCGCCCAGAGGTTCGCTACTGACTGGTTCGACGCTGGCGGCCACCCGGGCGGCGTGATCACCAACAGCAACACGAAGAAGCTGGTCGACCAGGACGAAGCCGCGACGATCAAGACCCGGTTCTTGGCCGCGGCGCGCGGTCGTGAGCCGGTGGTGATGGGCGGGGGCTGGAACTACCAGGAGATCCGGATCTCCCCCGAGGAGTCGCAGTTCCTGGCCACCCAGAAGTGGACGGGTGCCCAGCTCACGGGCTTTTTTGGCATTCCGCCTGAGCTGGTCGGCGAGGCGAGCGAAGGGTCAGCGATCACGTACGCCAACGTGGAGTCCCGCTCGATCGACTTCCTCAAGTATGGGGCGGCCGGGTGGATCGGCCGGTGGGAGCGCTGGTTCGGGGCGCTCACTCCGCGCGGGCAGTACGTGAAGCTCGACAAGGGCGCGTTGCTCCAGGGCGACACCCTGACTCGCTACCAGTCCATTCACATGATGGTGGGCGCTCGGATCATCACCCAGGACGAAGCCAGAGCGATGTTGCTGGAGCTGCCGCCGCTCACTCCTGAGCAGCGCGAGCAGGTCGACGCCCTGGTCCTGCCCACCCCGCCGCCTGTCGGCTCCCCCAAGATCGGCTCCTGAGGAGGTTCCGTGTCCCGTCTTGTGCTGCCGGGCCAGCCCGGCCTCCAGGTCGCCACCCCGGCCGCAGTGCTTGCCGAGCGGCGGTCGGCACTGCCAGGCCGGCGCGAGCAGCGCCGCCAGGCCGCGCAGTTCGAGTTCCGCGCCAACCCAAGCTCGGCGGCCGGCCAGTCGTTTCGGTTCAACGGCTACGCGGCCACCTTCGAGCAGCCGTTCACCGTGTGGGACTCGTGGGGCGATCCGTACCAGGAGGTGCTCGCCGCCGAGGCATGCGCCGGCACACTGGCCGCCGGTGCCGATGTGCAGCTGCTGATCGGGCACGACACCGCAGGGATCCCGCTCGCCCGCACCGGTTCCGGCACGATGACGCTCAGCGCCGACTCGCGCGGGCTGCACGTCGACGCCCCGGCGCTCGACGGCAAGTCCCCGCTGGTGCAGTCCCTCGCGTCCGCCATGGACAGGCACGACATGGATGAGATGAGCATCGGGTTCATCGCGCTTGCCCAGCAGTGGTCGCCGGACTACATGGAACGGCGGCTCACCGCGATCGACCTGAACCGTGGTGACGTCTCGATCGTCTGCTGGGCTGCGAATCCGAACGCGGCCGGCGCGACGTTGAGCGTGCCGCTGCCGGTCACCGCGGCCGGCGCCCGGGCGGCCGGCGGTGCGCGGGAGTCGCGCACGCCGACCGCCCCCTACAGCCCGAAGGCCGGCGAGTCCGCCGAGTGTCCGCAGTGCCACAGCGCGAACGATCCGGCGGCGGCGTACTGCGACCAGTGCGGCACGGCCGTGCAGGCCACCGCCACCACGGCGGCCGCGGCCGAGACGCTCACCCAGCGCTGCCCGTGCGGAAGTTGGAACGCCGACGACGCCAAGTTCTGCGCCACCTGCGGGACGAACATCTCCAGCGACCTGGACGCGGACAACGGCGGCTCCGGTAACGGCGCTGCCTCGGCGCCGTCGCCGTGGGACTGGTCGGCCCGCCGCGGCGGCGCCGAGCGGCGCGCTCTGCCGGCCGACGGGCCGCCGCCGGACTTCAGCAGCAAACCACCGCACGACCCCACCGCGCACGGGACCGGATCGCCGCAGTGCCCCGACCCCAACTGCGGTGCAGCGAACGCCGAGGACGCCGGCTACTGCGACCAGTGCGGCCAGGCCCTCTACGACCAGGGCGGCCTGGTCGCCTCCGTCGGCGACATGGACGACACCGTCACCGACGCCAGCGGGATCGTCGAGGAAGACACCGAGATGGCCCTGTCGGCCGCCCGCGCCCGGGTCCGGGTGCTCACCCTGTCCCGCCCCTGACGCACCCACACAGAACCCGAGAACGGAGAACACCCCGTGCCCACTACTGACGTCCTCGGCGACCTGCGGGCCCGCCGAGAGACCATCCTCGGCGAGATGCAGACGCTCTCCGCCGCCGCCATGACCACCGAGCAGCGCGCGCAGTTCGCCGCGCTGGACGCGGAGATCACCGGTCTGGACAGCGAGCTGGAGCTGCGCGAGCGGCAGGCCGAGCGCGAGCAGCGCGCCGCCGCCGCCCGCCAGGCCAGCGGCGCGACCGGCGCCAACGCGCCCACCGAGCGCCGCTCCGGCAGCGGCTGGAGCGTGGGCGAGGAGCCCACCACCTACGGCCGCGGCAGCGGTCACAGCTACTTCCTGGACATGGCCCGGGTGTCGGCCAAGCAGGGCCGCGGCGACGGCGGCGTCGTCGCGTCCGAGCAGCGGCTGGCCCGCCACGCCCAGGAGCTGGCCGTCGACATCCCGCGGCGGGCCGAGCGCCGGACAGCGGCCGCCGCAGCCGCGTTCGACCGGATCCACGCCACCGGCAGCCCGGCCGAGCGCCGCGCCCAGGAGCGGGCCCTGGCCATGATGGACAAGGCCGGTGTGTCGCCATTCGAGCGCGAGACCCGCGCGCTGTCGCGCACCGATGGCGCCGGTGGGTATGAGGTGCCCCCGCTGTGGCTCATCGACGACCTGGTGCCGTACCTGCGCGCGGGCCGCGAGTTCGCCGACCTGCTGCACGGCATGCCGCTGCCCGCCGGCACCGACAGCATCAACATCCCCAGAATCACCGTCGGCACCGCGACCGGCCCGCAGGTCGCCGACGGCGCCGCGGTGGGCGGCCGCGACATGTCCGACTCCTTCGTCAACGCCCGCGTCATGACGATCGCCGGCCAGGAGGACGTCGGCCTCCAGCTCCTGGACCAGTCGCCGATCGCGTTCGACGAGATGATCCTCGGCGACCTGGCCGCCGACTACAACAGCCAGCTGTCGGGGCAGTGCTTCGTCGGCTCGGGCACGGCCGGGCAGATCAACGGCATCTGGCCGGGCGGCGCGATCAGCAACACGGCCGGGATCTACATCCCCAACACCAACAACACCGCGGCCCAGACCTGGGTCAACGGTGGCGGTGCCAGCCCGAGCGTCAACAACAGCGTCTTCCAGGCCGGTGGCCAGATGTTGTCCCTGGTCGCCCGGACCAGGCTGCGGCCGCCGACCCACCACGTGTGGCACCCGTGGGTCTGGTACTACCTGCTGACCCAGGTTGACGGGCAGCAGCGGCCGCTGGTCGTCCCGGGCACCCCGAACAACGTCGGTTACAACCAGGCCGGGGTCGACACCGACGGCCCGGTCGTCTCCGGCCCGGTCGGCTACTACCAGGGCCTGCCGGTCATCCTCGACCCGCAGATGCCGGTGACCTTCCCGAACACGGGCGGCACCAACCCGCAGGTCACCACCCTGTCGTCCGGCCAGTTCGCGATCAGCCCGGGTAGCGGGGTGTTCACGCCGCTGCTGGTCGGCCTGTGGGATGACGTCTACCTGTGGGAGGGCGAGACGCGCACCCGCGCGCTCACCGAGGTGCTGTCGGGCAACCTCCAGGTCCGCTTCCAGCTCTACAACTACGTCGCGATGATCCCGAACCGCTACCAGGCATACAACGCGGTGCAGACCGGCACCGGGCCGACCACGGTCGCCCAGGCCGGCTCCTCGGTCTCCTACGCCACCCTGACCCAGTACTCGGCGACGGCCGCCAACTCGGTCCTGAACATGATGAATGCGGGGTTCTGATCATGGATCTCTCCGGCGGCCGCTACCCGGACTACGAGCAGGAATGGCTGCTCGACGGCCAGCCCACTCCGCCCTACCGCCGCAGCATCAGCCGCGGCGACATCAACACCACCGCGGCGACCGGCGCGGCGACCACCGTCCCGTACGTGG